TAGTAGGTTAACTAAGTATATCATAAGTGTCTTTTTTGTTTATATATTTGTCTGATTTAATTATACAATTCAGGAATAATAAACGCATATTTTATTTAAACATAAAATAAAACGTCTTAGAATGGCAATAAAGCCCCCCTATCCCTATATACCCTTTTTAAAATTAGGGGATGTGCGAGCGGAAGGGGGTCCTTGTATGCAGAGAAATTCCATTTTTAAAAAAATGTAATTTTTTCAGATGAAAATGCAATTTTCACTTATAAAAAATATAATAAAATTTTATTTTTGAGGTGGTGAATTTGAAAGATGTTAAAAAAATAAAAAAGTATCAGGAAGCTGAAAAAGACTACGTTTTAGGTATGAGTATACCTGAAATATCTAGGAAGTATTCTGTAAAAGAAGCCACCGTAAAAACATGGATAAAAAGGCATAGGTGGAAGCGGACAGAAATTCAAAAAAAATCAGATAAGCAGACAGAAATAATAATTGATGGTAAAAATTTATACCAAATAAGAGAAGAACTTTTAAATCAATTAGAGATAGTAGGAAAAAAATATTCAAAGTATAATAGAAATAGAATCTTATATTGATAGTTTAAAGGATTATTATAAATATAAAAATGATTTAGATGAAAGAGGTCATTTAATAGAAACTAAAAAAGGTATAAAACATAATGAAAGTGCAGCTTTGAAAACAAAATCATCAAATGAAAGAAGAAAGATATTAGAGTTCTTAGGATTAAATGACATTATAACTGTTAAAGAGGAAGATGACGATGAAGAGTTATAGTAAATACATCGATCCTTATATAAATAAAATATTAAATAATGAAATAGAACACTGTAATGAGCAAGAATTGATGATTAACAATATAATAATTCCAGTTCTTGAAAGAGAAGATGTATACATAGATGAAAAAAGAATAGAAGATGGTTTATCTTTACAGAAATACTTTCCATACAAGTTAATTGAGTGGGAAGTATTTTTATTTGCATTAATAGTAGGAGTATTCTTTGATAATGGAGATATAGTATTCAATGATATACGCATCATTGTTGGTAGAGGTAGTGGTAAAAATGGATTTATTTCATATTTAAGCTTTTATTTTTTAAGTCCACTTCATGGAATACGAGGATATAATATTGACTTATTAGCAAACAGTGAAGATCAAGCTAAAACAACATTTAAAGATGTATACGAAATAGTAAAAGAACCAGTTAAAAAATCATATGAAGAAAAGCTTAAGAAAAATTTTAATGCGACTAAAGAAGAAATAACAGGATTAAAGACAAAATCGGTTTTAAGATTTAATACATCGTCTAAACGAGGCAAAGACTCAAAAAGAACAGGATGTATTATTTTTGACGAAAAACATGAATATGTAGATGTATCTAATATGAACACTCTTACATCTGGTTTAGGTAAAGTTAAACATGGAAGAACGATAACTATAACTACTAATGGTCATGTAAGAGGTGGAGTTTTAGACAGAGAATTAGATCAAGCTAAAGATATTTTAAAAGAATATAATCCTTTAAATAGAACTTTGATATTTTGGTGTAGGATTGAAGATGAAAATGAATGGAATGATCCAACAAAATGGATTAAAGCTATACCATCTTTAAATGATTTTACTGAGTTAAAATCAAGGATACAAAAAGAAGTAATTGATATGCCACATAATATGGACTATTTTCCAGAGTTTATGGCTAAAAGAATGAACTTCCCTATAGGAAATAAAGAATTAGAAGTTGCTACATGGGATGATATTCTAGCAGCTAATAGACCTCTTATAGATTTAACAGGGTTTGAATGTGTAGGAGGTGTTGATTATGCTAAAACTAATGACTTTGTGGCTTGTTGTTTAGTATTTAGAGTAGATAAAGTATATTATGTTATCCATCATACATTTGTATGTATGAAATCAAGAGATTTACCAGGAATAAAAGCTCCATTAGAAAAGTATGCGAAAATGGGACATCTTACTTTTGTAAATGATGTTGAAATATCTCCTGACTATGTAGTTAATTGGTTCTATGAAATGGGTTCTAAATATAACATTTTAAAAATTGCTATAGATAATTTCAGATATTCTTTATTAAACTCAACATTTAAGAAAATAGGGTTTGATGCTTTTGAAAAAAAGAACATAAGACTAATTAGACCTAACGATATAATGAAAGTTGCTCCGATTATTAATTCTGTATTTATAAATCATAACTTTGCATGGGGAGATGTATCGGAAGATGGTACAAATCCTATAATGTGTTGGTATACACATAACACTAAAAAAATTGAGAAAAACGGAAATATGACATATGAAAAAATAGAGCCTAATTATAGAAAAACAGATGGATTCATGGCTTTAGTTAATGCAATGGTTATCTCTGATGAAATAAAAGATAAAATAAAAATACCAAAGATTAGAGTTATTACTTAGAAAGAAGGTGATAGTATGGCTTGGTATGATTTTTTAGAAAAACTGATTCCATCTAAAAAAAATAACACGACAAAAGTTATTATGACACCGTTAATTCAAGAAATATATTTTAAAGAAATGGCTTTATATACTGCGGTAAGTTATATAGCTAATGCAATATCAAAATGTGAAATAAAAACTTATAGAAATGGAGTGGAAATTAAAGAAGATTCATATTTTCTTATGAACATATCTCCAAATGAAAATTATAATGCAAGTAAGTTTTGGCATAAAGTTATTGAAAAAATGTACTATGATGGAGAAGCTTTAGTTATAAGTAAAGAAAATAAATTATTTTGTGCAGATAGTTTTTATGTAGATGAAGATCCTATTGAAGGAAATACATATAAAAATATAGTTGTTGATGGGAAAGATATAGAAGGAATTTTTCATGCTAAAGAAGTGTATTTATTTGAATTAGACAATAAAAAAGTCAAAGATTTAATTAACGGAATATATCAAGGATATAGTGAATTAATTGGATTTGCACAAAAAATTTATATGAAATCAAATGGTTCAAAATATAAAGTTAAAATGCCTATGACGAAAATAGGAGATGATGAATTTAGTGAAGCATTTGAAAAATCGATAGAAGATCAATTAAAAATTTTTATTAATAGCAACGAAGCTGTTTACACTGAATATGAAGGCTATGAGCTTATAGATATGACTCAAAATGGAAAGAGTAAAGATGTAAAAGATATTATAGATTTAAGAGAAGAAATATTTAAAATTGTAGCTCAAGCGTGTAATATTCCTTTATCATTAATGTCAGGTAATATTACTAATATTAATGATGTAGTCAAAGCATTTATAACATTCGCAATAGATCCAATTGCAATTATGATGAGTGATGAATTGACTAGAAAACAAGGAAGTAATAGAAAACATAGTTGTAATGCATGGAAACAAGGTCAATATTTTAAAGTAGATACGTCTAAAATTAATCATATTGACATATTAGAATCTGCTAACAATATAGATAAATTAATAGCAAGTGGATTTGTGTGTATAGATGACTTAAGAAGTTTAACTGGAATGAACTTAATAAATAATGACTTTAGTAAGACTCATTTTATAACTAAAAATTATGATACTATTGAAAATCGATTGAAAGGAGAGGATATAAAAAATGAATAAGCAATATTATTCATTACAAAAATCAGATAATGAAGCTAATATAGTCATTTATGGGAATATATCATCGTGGAGTTGGAATGAAAGAAATACATCAGCGTATAATCTGTCAAAGCAATTAGAAGATCTTGATGTTGATTTCATAAATATATATATTAATTCATATGGTGGAGAAGTCGCAGAAGGATTAGCTATTTATAATACATTAAAAAGACATAAAGCAACAGTTAGAACATATTGTGACGGTTTCGCATGTTCTATAGCCAGTGTTATATTTATGGCTGGAGATGAAAGAATAATGTCTAATGCTAGTTTATTAATGATACATAATGCTTGGACAAATATTTCTGGTAATGCAAATGAACTTAGAAAACAGGCGGATGATTTAGAAAAAATAACTCAAGCATCTATAAATGTATATTTACAAGATGTAAATATATCAGAGGAAGAATTAAGGCAACTTTTAGATAATGAAACATGGCTAACGCCTCAAGAAGCATTTGAAAAAGGATTTGCAACTACCATAACAAATGAAAAGAAAAATGAATCAGTAAGCCAAGATATTAGAAATTATTTAATGTCTATGATACTAGAAAGACAAGAACAAGAAAAAGAAAAGAAATTAGAAGAATTACATCAAAAATTAAAAGAAGGCGAAAAAGAACCAAATAAACAAATAATAAGCGGTTCTTTTTTTAATGCAATAAATAAAATAGTGGGAGGAGAAAAATAATGCCAATATCAGTAAATACTAAAATACAAGACCCAGGAGTAGGAGCAGTTGTCCAAGCTGCATTAGGAAGTGGAGCGCAAGAAGGTGATAATTTAGCTATGGAAGAAGCTCTTTTAATATTTAAACAACATATAATTGATGAAGTTAAGGCTGATTCTGATAAGTATAACGAAGAAGCAGATAGAGCTGTATTAGCACAAAGAGGATATAGACAATTAACAAATAAAGAAAAAGTTTGGTATCAAAAATTTATAGAAGCATCAAAAAGTAGAACACCAAAGCAAGAATTCTCGAATTTTTTAACATCTCCAGAAGGTATAATGCCAGAAACTATAATAGAAGATGTATTTAAAGATTTAAGAGAAGAGCATCCATTATTAAACAAGATAAATTTTACTCATACAAAATTTTTAACTAAATGGGTATTGAATGATCATACAAGAGATACTGCATTCTGGGGCGAATTAAACTCAGACATAGAGAAAGAGATAACATCAGCATTCAAAATTGTAGATATATCTCAAAATAAGTTATCTGCATTTGCTGCAATACCTAAAGATATGCTAGATATAGGACCAACATTTATAGATAAATACATAAGAGAAGTTTTAAAAGAAGCTATTTCTTCAGGACTTGAAAAAGCTATAATAGATGGAACAGGTAAGAATGAACCTATAGGATTAAATAGAAATATATCTAAAGGAGTAAGTGTTTCAGATGGAGTTTATCCTAAAAAAGATACAATATCTGTAACATCTTTTTCTAAAGAGGAATATCCGAAATTAGTATCTAAATTAATTAAAACAGAAAATGAAAGAATGAGAAAAATAGAAAAGAACCCAGTTACACTTATATGTAATCCTATTGATTATTATAATAAAATAATGCCTGCAACAACTGTTGAAACATTTGGAGGATACAATCGTAATGTTTTTGTGATTCCTACTGATGTTATAAAATCTAATTTTATACCTGAGGGTGAAGCTATACTATGTTTAATAGAAGAGTATTTTATGGGTATGGGTGGATCTAAAGATGGAATTATAGAGTATTCAGATGAGTATAAATTCTTAGAAGATATGAGGTATTACAAAATAAAAACTTTTGGAGATGGTAAAGCTTATGATAATACGTCAGCGTTATTATTAGATATATCAGAATTAGAACCAACATATACAACAGTTAATATTAATACAGATACTCAAACTTTAGATAAACAAGCATCAAGAAAGACTAAGTAATGGAATCTAAAGAATCCTTAATAATAAAAGTTAAAAATATTTGCAACATAACTTGGGAAGATGAATCTATCAATAAAAAAATAGATAGTATGATAGAAGATGCAGAAATAGCATTAAATCATAAGTTAGGTGCTACGATAGATTATTCTGTAAAAGGTATGGAGCGTAGATTATTTTTAAATTATTGTCTGTATGCATGGAATGATTGTTTAGATGAGTTTGATAAAAAATATATGAATGAGATATACCAAATAAGAGCTATATATGAGGTAAAGCAATATGCTGAAAAGAAAAATCAATCAATATAATGATGGAGTATTGAAGTTTGGTAGATATGTAGAAAAGTATGATAATAATGAAATTTTATTAGATGAAAAAGAGTTTATTCAAGAGGGTAAGCTCTTTTTTTCATATAAAACCATTAGAGAGCAGGATAGGTTAAAGTTTGATGATACAGGGTATAAAATAGAACTGAAGATTAACACTCCATATATGAATAAAATAAAGAGTGATCATATAGTTTTAATTGATGATAATGTATATAGTATTAAATACATAGAACCTGATTTTACTAAAAAGAATTTATATATGTTTTTAAGTAATTATGAAGATGAAATGGATACATATATATCTATTTATAAAGCAAATAGAATTAGCCCTATAGCAAATCCAACTTTAAATATTTTTAAAAATGCTTGGTGTAAAGTAGAAAATATTTTAGATAAGTCGACTAGAGAAAAGACATCTAATGATATATCTAAAATTATTGTTCAGAAAAAGATAACTTTAAAATATATTAAAGAGTTGGATTCATCAATAAGTAAAGATATTTTATCAAAATATAAAATTGGCATTAATGGCGTTAAGTATAAGATAATTAGTTCATTAAATATAAATAATGAAAATAAATTAATTCAACTAGAAATTGAAAAGGAGTCTTAAAATGGGCTTGGAATTTGATTTTAGCAAAGTTAAAGCTAATCTAATGACTATTCAGAAGAATATTAGAAAAAATGTAATAGACAAAAGCCTTGATGCGGGAGCAGAAATAATTCTTGAAGAAGAAAGGAAAAATGTTCCTGTGCATACACCTAACAAAAAGAATCGTAGAGCTGGTGGAAGATTAAAAGCTAGTTTAGATATTGGTAAAAAACAAGGAACTGATTTAAAGAGAAAAGTTCATGTAGGGATTCAAAATGCTCAAGAAAGAGAAGTAGTATATGGATATTATCAAGAACATGGTTACTCTAGAGGAGGTAAAGCCGTTGCAGGTAGGAAATGGATGAAAAAATCATTCAATAATTCTATAAAAAAAGCTAATGAAGCTATAAATAAAACTGTAATGAAAGAAATAACATCAGGAATAAAAAAGTAGGTGGAATAAATGCATCAAATATTAGTCGATTTGCTTGAACAATTCGGAATAGATATTGGATGGGAAGAGTTAGATAACACAGAGTCTTTAGATGAATATATAGTATTTAGCATATACGATGATAAAGATTCTAATATAACAACAGAAGGCAATTTAACTGAAACATATTATATAACAGTTAATTACTGGTATAAGAATTTAGATAATATAAATAAATATAGAAAAATTAAATCATTATTAAAAGAAAATGGATTTATCTATGATGGCGGTAATGATTTAAAAGGAGAAGGAGTTCGTGGTAAAAGCATGGACTTTATATATGTAATGGATACAACAGATATAAAAGAGTAGTTTTGTATATGAAACTACTCTTTTTGTGTTAAAAATATAAAAATATATAAGAAAGAAGGTAGCAATATGAAAAAAACAAAAGCGTGCGTAGGATTAAGTAATATACATTTTGCACCGTTTAACGGTTCTACATTTGATTCTCCAGTTCATATATTTCATGCGAAAAAAATAGAGAATAAATTCAAGTATGAGAATATACAAGAATGGGCTGATAATATAGCGGTTATAAATGAATTCTTATACGGTGGTGGAGAAGGATCTCTTACTGTATTAGGATTAAGTAAGGAAGAAAGAGTATTATTATTTGGAAATAAAGCCGTTAAAGGTGGGATAGCTGTATCTGATACAGACGAAGCACCTATAGGAGCGTTTTTATTCGAGAGAAGAATAACAGGCGGTGCTAGAAGACTATATGTTGTATATGCATGTAAGTGTTCTCCAACAGATATATCAGGTGAAACAATAGAAGAAGGAAAAGGTAACTATGAAACAAATGATATAGAATACTCTATAAGTTCATGTGAACATGAAGGCGTAAATCTAGTGTATTTCTACATAGATACGGATGATTCAACAGTAGATCAGCAACAAGTTACAAACTGGTTTAAAGAAGTACAGTTTCCTCAAGAAATTACAGACACAGAATCACTTAAAGCTACAGAAACTAATATAGATGATGGAACAGGAAGAATTAAAGTTACAAAATCTAAAAAGCAACCAGAGAAGAATATAGAAAAAGATATAGAAACTACAAAATTAGATTCTAAGGAAGTTTCAGAGGCAAAGTAATATAAAATATCAAAGGAAAATAAAAAGACTGTATGAATAGCTTTAAATTCATGCAGTCTTTTTATTTTAACTAATAGTATGCATTGCTAATAAAAAGTAGGTGATAAAAATGTATACATCGACTTTAAATTTAGATGGACATGAATTTAAAGGAACAATGGATATATATTCATTGAAGAAGATACAAGAGGACCTTTTAAATGAAGGTGAACAAACAAGTATTACTAATATATTTATAAAAATTTCTGAGTTCAATATGCTTTATATTTCTTCATTTGTACTTAATACATTAGCAAGAATAGATAAATCACAATCTAATAAATTCTTAGAAATTTACTTAAAAGATACAGATGATTTAGAAGCATTAAATAGATTTAATTCTATTTTTACATATATAAATGACGTAATGACTAAATGTCTTCCAAAAACTAAAGAGAGTAAAGAAGAATCAATATTTGAAGATGATTATTTATTATATGAAGATAAGGATTGGGAGTTAGATTATATGGAATATATTTGGAATAGTATAATCGGTAGAAATGATAACTTTTGGAATATAACTCCTAAAAATTATTTTGAACAACTTAATATATATAAGAAATTTAACAATATAAAAGATGAAGAAGTTGAAGTATTTTAAGGTGGTGGTTAAATGTCTAATAAAAAAGAAGAAGTAGGAGAATTAGCCATATCCCTTAGTTTTGAGTCTCAGAGTGCAGATAAACAAATTTCATCATTAAATAAACTTATAAATAGAACTGAAAAAGAGTTTAAATCTGCAGCTAAAGGCATTAAAAACTTTGAAGATACATATCAAGGCTTAGATTCAAAAATACAAAAATTAACTAAACAACTTGATGCAAATAATAAAAAATTAGAAATACAAGAAAAAGAGCATAAATCAGTTGCTAAAGCCCTTGAAGTAAGTAAAAAGAAATTAGAAGAAATGGGCGGAAGCGTTGATAAAAACTCTAAGGAATGGAAAGAACAAGCTGATTTAGTTCAAAAAAATGCTGATAAATTAGCGAAACTATCAAGTGATATAACAATAACTAAAGGAAATATATCAAAATTAACAACGGAGCTTAATGACTCTAAAACTAAGTTTGAACAATTAGGAAATAAAACTGAAACACTAGATGAAAAACTAGAGAATATATCAAGAGAAGCAGAATTAACACAATCAGAATTTAATAAATTAGGAACAGAGTTAAATCAAAATGGTACATATTTTCAAAAGCTAGGAAATGAAATAAATAAACTTTCATCTGAAATAAAGTCAGGTGTCAGTAAAATAGAAGCATATGAAAATGAAATTGATAAATTATCAAGTACTTTAAATAAACAAAAAGATGAATATTCTCAATTAGAATCTAAAATACAAACATACTCTCAACATCTTGATAGAGCATCAAATATGTATGGAGAAAATAGTTCACAAGTTAATGAATATAGGCAGAAACTATTACAATTAAAAGATTCATTTAATACTCTTGAAAATGAAATAAATCAAAATGAAAATGAATTAAAAGAATATAAAACTGCTCTTAATAATACTCAAGCAGAGGTAAAAGAACTATCTAATGAACTTTTAAAAATGCCCTTTGATAAAATTAGTAGTAGTTTAAATGGTGTTGGTAATGATTTAAAATCAATTGGTCAATCTATGACAACAGGAGTAACAGCACCGATTACATTAGCAGGTGCTGCAGCAACTAAAGCTGGAACTGATTTTACAAGTGCAATGAGTAAACTTCAAGCAACATCTGGTATTGCAGATAAAACTGCTACATCCTATGTAAATCTTGAGAAAAAGGCTTTAGAAATGGGAAGCTCAACATCGTTTAGTGCTAGTGAAGCAGCAGATGGATTGACATATCTTGCATTAGCTAGTTGGGATGTAGAAACACAAATTGAAAGAATAGAACCCGTTCTTAGAGCTGCAGAAGCAGGTGGAATGGATTTAGCAAGATGTTCTGATTTAGTAACTGATAGTATGAGTAGTGCTTCGATTGCATCAGAAGACTTTGCTACTTATTTAGACATAGTCGCACAAGCTCAAAGAAAATCAAATACATCTATGGAACAAATGCTTGAAGCTTATACAATTGCAGGTGGAATGTTTAGTTCATTAAATATTCCTTTAGAAGAATCAGGTGCTTTATTAGGGATACTTGCAAATAGAGGCACTAAAGGTTCAGAAGCTGGAAATGCTCTTATATCTGTATTTTCAAATTTAATTACAGAAACTGGTCAAGCAGGAACAGCACTTGAGGCAATGGGTATTTCTTTATACGACTCAACTGGAAAACAAAGAAATATGGTTGAAGTATTAAAAGAAATGGCTAAAAAATTAGGTGTAACGGCTGATGGAACTTCTAATTTAACTGAACAACAGAAGCAGCAATATGCTGCAATGGTTGGTGGCAAAACGCAGTTTGATACATTAATGAAACTTCTGTCTGGTGTATCAAATGAATACGACGAGTTACATAGTCAATTAATTAATAGTAACGGTGCTTTAGAAGAAATGGCAACTATTATGAAAGATAACCTTGGCGGTAAAATAGATAATATGAAATCTGCTATAGAGGGAGCATTAATTGAAGCATTTAAAGCTCTTGAGCCTACTTTAGAAAAAATAGTAGGATGGATAACAGAAACTGCAAACTGGTTTAGTAATTTAGATGAAGAAGCGCAAAAAAATATAGTAACCATAGCTGGAGTGGCCGCTGCTACTGGTCCTTTACTTGCCGTACTAGGACAAATTTTAATTGTAGGTGGGAATGCAGTAAACTTATTTGGAGCCTTAAAGACAGCTGGTTCCGGGAATATAAAAATGTTTGGATTATTAAAAAATGCAATTGGATTAGTTTCTGGACCAGCAGGTTTTGTTGCTTTAATTGGAATGTTAGTGGCTCTTATGGCTAAGTTAGGTGATAATGAAAATAAATTATCTGACTTACAAGAAAAATGGGGAACATTTGGGAAGGTTATCGGACAAATTTGTGAGCATATGACTGGTACTGTACAATTATCTGTTGGTAATATAGGTATTTTACTATCTACACTAGGGAAAACTATATTAGCAATTTTAAAAGGTGACTTTAAATCTATTGATGATATTTGGGCAGAAGGCTGGGCAAAAGTAGAAAATAATACGGCAATAGCAATGTCTAACATCAACTATGAAAGTTCAAATGGGATTGCATTAATGCGAGAAATGACAGAAATTGAATTAAACAATTTAACGGGTACATTTGATGTAGCATTAAAAGAATTACCAAAACTTACAGCTGATAATGCTAGCGAAATGGCAGATACATTTGTAACTAGAATGCAAGGTTTAGATGCAGATACATTAACTATCCTTCGAGGCACTTCAGACACTATGGCGGTATTATTTGAAGGTATATATGAAAATATGAGTAAAGAAGATGCTCATAATAAATTTACTGCTAATCTTGAAAGTATGGCCAAAAGTGGAGAGTTTACATCAGATAAAATAAGTCAAGACATTTCAGATGCAATGAATCTAATAGATAAAAATGTAATGGATGGATCTGAAAGAGTAAAACAATCTGCTCAAAATATGTTTGATAACTTAACTACTATATCTCAATTTGGTATGGATGCTACAGTTGAAAATGTAGTAAGTTCTGTAAATAATATGAGTGACGAAACTATAGCTCAATTAGCATCAATGGGTGGTCATTGGGAGACATTATTCGGAGGAATAGCATTAACAGGAAAAGATGCTATAGGAGATATGGAAGGTCATATAAAAGGCAGACTTCAAGAATTATCTCAAACAAGTCCTCAATTTGTTGCAGAAATGGAAGCTCAAATGTCGGCTTATTTTGAACAAGCTAATACAAATGGTTCTACTAGTATAGATGAGTTAAGCAATAATGTTGAAGCTGATTCTAAACAAATTGAACAAAGTATGGACATTCATACTAAAGATGGTACTAATGCTCTTAATACTAATTTAGATAAAGGGGCTAAAGATGTATCTAAATCTTTAAATGCTATAAAAAATACTACTAATACAGATATGGGTTCAGCTAACAATGCTATGCAACAAAATGCAACAACAATGTACAAAGGTGTAAGTACTTCATTCTATAAAATGGAGCAAAAAGCAAAACAAAGCTCAACAGATATGATGAAGGGCGTTAATACATCTACGCATAAAATGGCAAATGAATCTAGACAAGATGCAAGTCATATGCATAATGGGGTAAGAGATAGTGCTAGTGCAATGTCTTTAAAAGTACGTCAGAGTGCATCAGAAATGTATAAAGGAGTTACGACTAGTACTCGTAAAATGGCTGATGCAGCAATTTCAGATTGGAATAGAGTTAGAAAAGCTTACTCTAAACCGATTACAGGAACTGTTACTAAGACAACAGTTAATAAAAGTATTTCTGCACAGTCTAAAGTTAGAAGTATTCCTACTAATAATGATATACCTACAATAGCTAGCTTAGAGCCAACATACCAATTAAGAGCACCAGATATTAGTGATTTTGCTATATCAAGTAGATATTATAATTCAAGTTATTCTGAGAGAGTATCTATAACTAAAGCTAAACATAATGATTCAAATAAAGATAATATTTCTAAAACAAATGAATTATTAAATCAACTTATCTCACTAATGAAAAATAATAATCTTAATAATGAGGATATTATAATTCAGGTAAATCTTGAAGGAGAAAAAATAGTGGATTATGTTAGCAAAAAAATGGCTAGAAATGTTAGAAAAAGGATGTAATTAAATGTTAGTAAACAATAAAAATATAGATATATTTAAATGCAGATGTATAAAATTCACACCAAATTCTTCTACATATAAAAATAATTCTATAGTATATACATGCAATAATATAAATCCTTTTAAAGGGATGAATGTTGAAGAATTAAGAACAGTAGAAACTATATTTATTTTTTATGGGAGTAAAGAAAATATACAGAAGAATATTAGTAGATTTATAGAAGAAATAAAATACTCTATAGTTAATATAGGTAGTTTTTATTATGAAATAAATATAAAAACTACATCCGAACCTACTGTATTAACTAATAACTCGTGTAAATTAAACTTAACTTTTGATTTATTTAATATGTATGAATCAGAAAAAAGTATAACTATAAATACAAGTAAAACAATTACTATAAATAGTCCTAAACCTTGTTATGCTAATTTAGAAATATTAGCTAATACAAATGTAACAGAAGCAGTTATTTCTATAAACGATACAGATATTACTGTAAATAATATAAAAGGTAATGAAACGATATCTATTGGCTCTGGTAAAGTATTAGCAGGAGGTAAATCAAAAATAGAAGATGTTGATATATGGGAATTTCCTATATTAAGACCAGGATCTAATACAATTAAAGTAAATAGAGAAGATGTAAATGTAACTGTTAAATACAATGAAAGATGGTAGCAAATATTGTATAATTAATTTAATAAATAGAAGGGAGGTTAAATATGTATTTAGATACTAATGAATGTTTTAAAAATACTGGAAAAATAAATAGTACTAGATTTGGAGATTTCTATGTAATGGCATCTAAGGGAGATATACAGGAAAAAAAACACTATTTAGATGAACTGCAGTATATTGTAAATAGATGTAGAGATATCCTAAATAACAATGGTTCAATTGAAATATTCAAAGAGTATACAAACGCTCCAGAAGAAACTGTTAAAATCATAGATAATATAAATGATTTTGATGAACTTGTAGAACATATGAATAATATTCATTCCATAAAAATTAAATAAATAATTAGAAGATCCTAAGGTTAGGGTCTTTTTTTATACTTAAATTTGAAAGGATAATAACTATGTTAAAGATAAATACAACTATAAATTTAAATGGAACAAGCGAAATTAATGGACAAGTAGTAGCATATATGAGTGCGAGCATAAGCACAGATGGTCAAAGTGCAAATATAAACAAAAGTATAGCTAATCAAGACTTATACAATGCAAATAAAGCATCAATTAGAGCTGATTTTGCAAAGTTTGAAGATGAAGTATATAAGGTTGAGGATTCAATAAATAGTGAAATATCAGTCATCTTAGATGGTAAATTAACAACAAAATCAATAAAAAAGGATGGTAAATAATTATGAAATTAACAAATAGAAAAATAGTAAATGATGCAAATTTATTAGGGAATTTAACACATAAGCAATTACCTATCAAAGTTTCTTATGCTATAGCAAAGAATATCTCTAAGATAGAAAAAGAATTAGAAATATATAATAAAGAAAGACAAAAATTAATAGATAAATATTGTCTAAAAGATGAAGAAGGTAATTTAATTGATGAAAACAATCAATTTAAAATAGCTGATGGAAACTTAGAAGCTTGGAATAAAGATATGAATGAGTTATTAGACATAGAAATTGATATAAATATACATAAGTTTAGTAAAGATGATTTATTTAATAGTAACTGTAATATAACTCCTGCAGAACTTATGCTAATAGACTATATGATAGAAGAATAATGAAAAAGGAGTAAGAGCATGTTGAAATTATATAACAAAGAGCATGTTGCAATAGATACTCTTACAGATACTAAAGATTTAAAAATAGAATATGTACTTAGTGGAGAGGACTTACTTGAGTTCTCTCTTTCTATTTCTGATGAAAAAATAAACTTACTTGAAGAAGAAGGATATATAAGAACTAAAGATAATGAGTATGTTATTAAAGCAATAGATCCTAGTGATAATTTTAAAAGATTTAGTTGTAATATAAATGTTGAGGCTTTAGTTGGAAAAGCTATAGCTAGTTTTGATACAAGTAATAATAATGTAAATGACACTATAAGATTAGCTATAGCTGGAACAGGTTGGATATTAGCAGATAATAATATAACTAAAAGAAGAACAGTAAGACTTACTAATACAAATGCTTTAGAAGTACTAAGAGAAGTTAGAAAAGTATTTAGAGTCGATATTAGGTATGATGCAATAAATAAAATTATATATGTATATGAACAGTTTGGAGAAGATAGAGGAGTTTATTTTAGTGATGAATTAAACCTAAAATCTTTTAGCATACCTTCTGATACATATGATTATGCAACTAGATTATATCCTAAAGGGAAAGATGGACTTACCATAGCAAGTATAAATAATGGCAAAGAGTATATTGAAAACTTCCAGTACTCAAACAAAGTTTTAGAACTTATTTGGGAAGATAATAGATATACAGATGTAAATAGTCTTAAGGAAGATGCCGAGGTTAAATTAGATGAATTATCAAAGCCTAAAAGGACCTATCAAGCAAGTATATCGGATTTAGCTAAGCAAAGTGAAGAATATAATTTTTTAGACTTCTTTTTAGGTGATACTATAACTCTTTTATCTAAACAAGAAAAATTTAGAGATAAACAAAGAATAGTTAAGTATATTCAGTATCCTGATGATCCTTCGCAAAATAGTTGTGAGTTAGGAAACACTACATTAACTTTTGAAGAATTACAAAAAGAAAATGAAGCTAAGAACAATACGATAGATGCAATCACTAGTGATAATGGAACTATAGATGGTTCAAAAGTAGAAAATTTACCAGCCGAGAATATTACTAACTTGGATGTAGAAGTAGCTAAAATAGTTAATTTAGAAGCAATAAGTATAAAAGTAAATAACTTAGAAGCAGCTAATGTTACTATTACTGGTAAATTAAATGCTATAGAAGGGGAGTTTGGTACATTAAAAGCAAATGTAGCTACAATAGATAAGATTACAGTAACTCATACAGCACAAATAAATAATTTAGAAGCAAAGAAGGCTAGTATAGTTCAATTAGAAGCAGTTTTTGCAACTATAGGAACAGTAGAGGCAGAAGTTGCTAAGATACAAACACTTGTAAATGGGAATTTGACATCTGAAAATATTCACTCTTTACACTTAACAAGTGCTTCTGTAACAGTTGAAAATGGATTTATTAAAAATGCAATGATAGAGAATTTAGATGTATCTAAAGTTAATGCTGGAGATATATCAACTAATAAATTTAGAATCAAGTCAGATGATGGTGGAATAGAAATTGTAGGAGCAACTCAACAGTTCAAGGATAAGAATAATAAAGTAAGAGTTCAAATAGGAAGAGATAAAAATAATAATTTTACTTTTTCTTTATTCGATGAAACAGGCGTAGGAGTATTAATAGATCATACAGGAATTAAAAAAGGAGCTATAGCTAATGATTTAATTGTTAGTGATATGATAGCGAGTGATTCAGTAGGAGAAAAACAAATTAATTATAGTTCTTTTGTTACAGGGTTTAATAAAGATACTAACACTAATACTATTAAGTCTACTAAGATAATGCTTAATAATCAGAATCAAACTTTAGATATTGCATTTAATAGCATTAAAACTCAGGTTGATACAACTAAAGCATTAACAGAATCGCATTCTACTACTATAGGCATTATGCAAGGTCAAATAAGTACTGCTATTAACAATACTCAAATAGTAAAAGATGGTCAAACTATATTACTTAAAGATGATTATAACCGCACTGTACAAACGGTAAATAGTATAAATAGTACGTTGGGTAGCCATACAACACAAATTAATGAAGCAACAGGGAAAATAAAAGGTGTTGAAACTAGAGTTAATACAGTAGAAAGAGATTTATCTAGTATAACAGCTAGAGTTAGTTCAACTGAATCTACAACAACTACTTTAACTTCTAAAGTTAATGCAGTGGAAGGAACTGCGAACACTGCTAAGACAACAGCTAATACAGCTAATAGTAATGCTACAAATGCTATGAACAAAGCAAATGATGCCAATTCAAAAATAGACAATCTTGAAATAGGTAGTTCAAATCTTATATTAGGTACTAAAGATTTTACTATAGACAATTCAAGAGTGAAGGGTTGGCTTAATCAAGGCGGATTTACTATAACACAAGAAGGTGGTTATAAAATAGCAACACATAGTGCTAGTGGCTTAACTCGTAATACTATAAAAGGATTATTTTCTTCATATATACCTTGTAAAAAAGGTGATACTTTTACAGTATCAGTATACATTAAAGTCGAGAGTGTTAATAATTGGGATGTTAAAGTACCTTTTATAGTTGAAGGCTATGATGCTAAAAAAGCAAGAATTGAGTATGTGGATGTATCTGTAATTAATAACAATTCTAATAAACCAACACTTGTAAATAATGAGTGGGTTAGATTTGTATATACTTACACAATCACGAATGTAAATACTACTTCATTTGGAATAAGATTAAGTTTATTTAGAAATGGAAAAATATCTTTTAAAAAGGCTCAAATAGAAAGAGGTAACAAAGTTAGTGATTGGTCAATATCATCTGATGATTTACAAAATCAAATAGATACTCATACTACTCAAATAACTACTACAAATAATAAAGTTTCGTCTATAGAAACTAACTTATCTAGTATAACAAGTAGAGTATCTAATGTAGAGAATACAACAGCTACTATAAATGGAAATGTAACTAATTTACAAACTAGAATGAATACTGCAGAGCAAAAAATAACAGTAACTGCCATAACAAACACTATTACAGAGCAAATTAATAATGGTCATATATTAGTAAATACGTCATCTACAAAACTGGATAAGTATGGATTTCATTTTATTAAAAATAATCAAAAACTATCTTCTCTTAAAAATGGTGGTCTTTATGGTTATAATTCAAATAATGGAAAATTTTTAGGTTCTATGCAGCCTATTTTACCTACAAGTAACACATATTCTAGTTTTGGATTTTTAGCAAGCGGAAACTGTGATATGTTTCAAATTGCATATGCTCCTTCATGGGTAAATGATACAGAAAATATAGCTGGAGCAGGATTAACAAGTGTATTTAATATAAATTTTGTAGATAAATCAAGTGCAGGAATTACAAAAGGGGCATATTTGTATACCAATTTAAATCTAACTGGATATTTAGCTATGAATGGTAACAATATAATAGGTGCAAATGCAATAGGTGCATCTGAATTCCAATGTAATAAATTTTACTCTACAAATGGTGGTAAACCAATTTTGATGGAATACTTAGGAAGCGAATTAAAGATATATCCAACAGTTATAACGGGTAAAATGTATCCTAGTTATAATAATGGTTTAGATTTAGGACAATCTACTCATAGATACAGAACTGTATACTCAGTAAATTCTTTAAATACTTCTGATAGATCATATAAAGATAATATAGAGTATGTAAATTCAAATATTGGAATATCAAAGTTAAATGAAGATATAACTCTTTTAGATATGCACGAATTTATTAAAAATGATTTACATCTAGCTAAATATAATTATATTGATCAAAAGCATAAAGAATTTGGATTTATAGCAGACGATATAGTATGTACAAAAGTTGGAAGTAAGTTAATCATAGGTAAAAAAGGCGAGTATTCATATAGTGTAGGTAGTTATATAAGTGTAATAGTTGGTGCTTTAAAAACTGAAATTAATATTAGAGATAATCAAATAAAAATATTAGAAGAAAGAATCTCAAAACTTGAAAATTTAGTAAAAATATAATTATGAAAGAGCTGTATTAAAAATAAATTAATACAGCTTTTTTAGTACAAAATTATAAAAAGATTGGAGATAAATATATGAATAATTTAGAGCAAATACAAAATGAAAATATAGATGTATTAACTGTAGATAGTAGAGAAGTAGCTGAAATGATGAATGTTGACCATAGTGACTTATTAAAAAAGATAGATAAAACTAATGCTATAAAACAAATGAAATTATTTTAATCACTCTTTTTATTTTTTAGAGTGATTTTTTTATATTCAAATTTTAAGGAGGTTAGTTATGATTAAAAAAATTAATTACTATAGTGAAGATGAGAGAAATAGTATTTTAGAAGAAAATAAAGATATGTATTTAATAGAACATGCTGAATTATATAATGAAAAATATTTAATTTTTTCAGATTCGCCTCCTATTGAAGTATTACAAAAAGAACAAGGTGAAAAAATATCCATTTTACAAGCTGAAAATTCGGCTCTATTAGAAAGTCAGAAAGTCCAAAATAGAACTATAGTTGAAAATGATATGCGTATGATGGATTTAGAATGGGCATTAGAGGACTTAATAACAAGTATAAATCCAACAGCCAAAATAAATTTAATGGAGGTATTTAGTATGTTCGGAAGAAGTGCAACTTACTTTAATCAATTAAAGCAAATAATAGAAATGGAAAATTATGATAGTAAAGAAGATATGGAGAGAATATTAAATAAATATGCAACAGGATCTAGACCAAGAATAACTCAAGAAGAGTATGATCAGTTATTCGATTTATTATATCCGCCAGTATATGATATACCAACTACAATTCCAGAAGTATAGATTATAGGACCTGCAGGAAAGAAACATTTTAGAAGCTAAAAATAAGAGATTAGAGGATGGGCTACAGGCAGTTTTAAGAGCAGATATTCAGTCTCTTGCATATGCCCTATACCCAGAAGACTTTACAGATATAAATAATATAACATTGGAACTTTAAGAGTTCTTTTTTTATACAAAATTAGGTTTACTTTTTGTATATTATTTGATTTTTTAATTATGAGATAAGAGGAGGATTATATGAATATTTATAATGAAAAAATTAACTATATCATATCTTTATTAGGAACAGTGTTTGTGTGGCTGTTTGGAGCATGGGATATACCTTTAATGACATTAGTTACCGTAATGTTTATTGATTATATTACTGGAATAACTAGAGCATATTTTTATAAACAATTAAGCAGTGAATATGGATTTAGAGGTATTTATAAAAAAGTAACTATATTTTACATAATGATATTAGCTGTACTAATAGATCGATTAATTGGACATGGCTTTATATTTAGAAGCTTAGTTTGTTTTTGGTACACAGCTAATGAAGGCGCTAGTATTTTAGAGAATGCAGCATCTATAGGTCTCCCTATTCCACAGCAATTAGTTGATGCATTAGTTCAACTTAAGCAAGGAAATAAAAAATATAATAATAAAAGCGAGGTAAATTAATATGAGTTTAATAAAACAAGATTTAGTAAAAAGTAGCAAGTATAATATAAAATGTCCATATAGTATGAATCCAATTGGAATATCTATACATAATACATATAACAATGCTAGTGCTAAAAATGAGATTTCTTATATGAAATCTAATAATAATAAAGTAAGTTTTCATATAGCAGTTGATGATGTAGAAGCTATACAAGGATTACCACTTGATAGAAACTCTTGGAGTTGTGGAGATGGAAGTGGTCAAGGTAATAGAAATCATATATCTATAGAAATTTGTTATTCTAAAGATGGCGGAACTAAGTTTATTGCTGCTGAAAAAAGAGCAGCTAAAGTAGTCGCTGAACTTCTTAGAAAATATGGTTGGGGAATTAATAGAGTTAAGGCTCACAGAGATTTTGCTAATAAGAACTGTCCTCATAGAACTAATATGAATGAATTTAAGAAGCTAATCGAAAAAGAATTAAAAGGAGCACCTACATCTAATTCTTCAATTAAATATAAAAATGGAGATTATAATAGAAAAGCTAGAACAACAGCAAATTTAAATATAAGAAATGAAAGAAGTACATCTAGTAAAATAATTAAAACAATACCAAAAGGTACTGTATTAGAAGTCAACTACTGCTTAAATAATTGGTTCTCTACGTATGATTATAAGTATAATAATAAACCATGTTATGTATCTGCAGACTATATAGAGCTTATATAGTTAGGCTATTAAATTTTATGATATTGAAGAAATATGAGATTATTCGGAAAAAAATGTAAAAAAATGTCTAAAGATGGTTTACAATACAATAAAAAACTCCTTTTTGATTTTTAAAATCGAAAAGGAGTTTTTTATGAGATATATTTATTTGTTAGTAGAAGAATTTAAAAAGGGAGATAAAAATAAATTCTTAGATATACTACTTAAATTTGATCCATTACTTAATAAGTTACAAAGAAATAGCTGTTATGAGGATATGAAAAATGAGCTAACATTATTTTTATTTATTTTATTAGATAAGATTCCTATAGAATTAGTTAATTTAAAAAGTGATAGATATATAATTTCATATATAGCTAAGTCTATTAAGTATCAATATATACATATAAATAAAATTCATCAAAATAAAAATAATAATACTTTATATTTAAATGAAGATGTATTTAATATTGGATATACAGAAGATTTAAGTAATATCATTCTTAATGATATTATTAAAAGCTTAACTATTAAAGAACAAAATGTAATCAAGAATATATATTTAAATAATAAATCTGAATCAGAAGTAGGACGAAAGCTTGGCGTATCAAGACAGGCTATTCATAAAACCCATGTAAGAGCTTTAAATAAAATAAAAAAAATATATCTTAAATAATTTAAAAATTATTTTACTCAAAGGTTTACATTTTGCATAAAAAATCATTTGTATTTAATGTGAGTCGTAAATAATATTGGCTTATAAATAAAATTTTCAAAGGAGAAATTAATTTATGAAAGAAAAAGAATTAATATTAGAAAAGACTGATATCGAGGCTCGTGTATCTTATACAAGAGTACTAAAATTAACAAGTCCACAAATGTATGGTGAGGATGTCAAAGCTGTTCAAAGAAGATTAAACGAATTAAAGTATAGTGCAGGAACAGTAGATGGATACTATGGTCCAACAGGAGTCGCTGCAGTTAAAGATTTCCAAGGAGTTAATGGTTTAGCAGTAGATGGATCAGTTGGTCCTGCTACTTGGAATAAATTATTTAGCTCAACTGCTAAACCTAAACCTTCTAGTTCAGGAGCTGGATATACAAGAGTACTAAAATTAACAAGTCCACAAATGTATGGTGAAGACGTTAAATCTGTTCAAAAGAAACTTATATCTCTTTGGTATAGTTTAGACTCTGCAGATGGATATTTTGGTCCTGCTACACAAAGAGAAGTAAAAAAATTCCAACAAGCATCTGGATTAACTGTAGATGGAATGGTAGGACCTGCTACTTGGAAAAAACTTATAGAAGGATCAAATTTAAAAAATATTACAGATAAATTATTATCTCTTTTTGTAAAATATGAACATAAATATAAAGAACAATATAGTAAACTTTCTACTCCGGCTCAATTATATGTATTTTATAATTTAGTTAGAAATAATGGAGAATTAGATTTAAAAAATCAAGGATGGAGTAGTAAAACAAATTATATATTTGATAATAAAGTTGTAAGAGGAGATTCTCCAGGCAACATACTTTATGGATATGTTGGTAAATGTTTTAAATATACAGATGAATTACTACAAAGGGCTGCTGGATATGCTCAAGCACAAGCCGGTACAAATAAGCCTGAGTGGGGTAAATGGAATGGATCTTATCCTTATGGAGATGACCCTAAAGATCAAGAAAGTATTAAAATAGGAATGAATTTCTATAGAAGAGTTCATTCTTAGATAAAAAGCAAGGTTATTAATTAACCTTGCTTTTTATATTCAATATTAATATTTTTATATAAAGTTTTATTTATTATAATGTCAGAATCACCATCTTCTTTATATTCAATTAATAAAGTATTATAACTTTTCCATTTTACATTTATAAAATCTGATCTATTCTGTAAGTATACGATATTAGACTCATATGCATTTTTTTTATTATTTTTAACAATCGCAACTCTAATGTTATTAGGTACTGTTGCACTGCCACTATCTAAATAAACAATTGCCTTATTCTTACCATCAGGTGATTTTATTTCTTTAATAATACTTATACTATCCCTATCTAAAATATTTAAACCTCTAAATTTTGAAATATATACTATATTTCCTATAATAAAAATAATTACTAATAAACTAATTGTAAGTACATGTTTTTTTTTCATAATAACCTCCATTTATTTACAATTATATAATACATATACATATTAATCAAATAAACTATAATTAGATTATTACCTCCTGATAAAAGTAGGTATTTTTGTTGATAATTTATATTTTTTTGTTAGTAAATCATATATTTTTGTTGATAAACTTGTTGATAATGTTGAAAACTGGTAATGTCAGTTCTTAAATTCTATAAAACGTTGAAATTTCAATATAGGCATAAAACTATTACTTTTATGCCTTTTTAAAATCAAATATTTTTAATATAAAAATTAAAAATTTATAAACTAATTAATAAAACTTTTTATATATCATGTTTATTGTAGATAATACTTATTTCTTTGTTGATAAGTAGTAATTTTCTGTGTATAATTATGTTATTGTCTGTTGATATATAGAAAATAAATATTTATTACATAAAACATAAAATATGTATGGGCTAGGAGATGATATTGTGAAAGAATATTTTATGTATTTTGATGAATCGGGTAATTTAGGGACCTCTGGTAAGTATTTTGTCATAGCATGTATTATTACAGAGAATCGTAAAGCTCTTCATAATACTATGAAAAAAACATTAAAAAAAATTAAGTCTGATTATCATAATGCTAAATTTGATGGACATGAATTAAAAGCTAATAAAGCAACTAAAGAAATTAAATCATTTGTATTAAATAGAATTTCTAAAAATAATTTAGAAATAAGTTATATCGTTGCTGAAAAACAACATGTACAAGAACAACTTATCAAGGATCAAAATAGATTTTATAATTTTTTATTAAAAATATTGCTAGATAAACATAAAGAAAAATTTAAAGAAAATAAAATTAATCTAATATTAGATAATAAAACTATTAAAGTTAAATCATTAAATTCATTTGAAGATTATATAAATATACATATAAATTATGAACTTGGACTAAACTCTGACATTATTGTTGAATATAAAGATTCTAAATCTCATGATGCATATAATATACAAGCCGTAGATTATATAGCTAATGTTATTTATTCTCATTATGAATATAATTTAGATATTTATATGCCTATAATCAAAAATAAAATAAAAGTTATTGAAGAATTTCCAAAGTTTAAATTTAAAAAAATAAAAAAAGGTGCTTAAAAGTATTTACTTTTATTTTTTTTTTGATATAATTAAATTTAGTTATAGGGTAAACCCATATTAATGTATCATCTATAAGTATATAAGCTGCCTATTTTGGTAGCCGTTATTATGGTTCCATAACACTAGCCCATGAGGGCTTTTTTATTTTTTAAATTATTATTTAATCTAATTTCTAGATTTTTGAAAAAATAAAAAAAGTACTGTTTTATAAATATATGAAACAGTACTTTTTTATTTTTTAATATATATTTTTCTTATTATTTATAACTCTGCTTTTGAACTACTTTTATGGTATAATGTTTTTTAGAGAAATTATAATCTAAGAGTGGGGTTTCATATATAGCCTTTGGTCCTGCGATAAGTAGGAAGGAGGTGTAAACTATATGGAACAAAAGAAGAAGATAATCATAACTGTTATAGTTATTCCATTTATTATTGGTTTGGCTGTAAACTTTGTTTATGATAAAATAAAAAACCACTCTTACGGCAATAAGGGTGGCTTTCAAGTTGAATTCAACATAAAAGTTAAATTTGACTAATATTATATTGTATATATAGAAATCACACTCTATTCCACTAGATTGTAATTTCTCTTTTTTATTTCTATGTTTTTATTATACTACAAAATGCAGAAAAATACACACTATATATTCTAATGTATTTTTTCATATTATTATAATATATTTATACTATTCTTGAGTTTCCGATTTAACAATTATTATTTTGCCATCTTCACAAACTACATCAATGAACTTATTTTCTTCATCGATTCCTAATTCTCTAACCATTGTTATTGGAAGAGTTAGCTTTGCACTAACTCCACCATTACCACCTTTATTAAAATTTACTTTTAATCTTTTTTTACTCATTTTTAATCTCCTATAAAAATATTTGTAGAACTATATTTACTATTGCTAATGCAATTGATATTTTCACTAATTTATTTGTATCGTTCATAGTACATTGTGGTATAATGAAAGAAAACTTATCTAGTATAGTATTTACTATGCTAAGTATTTCTATCAAAAGAAGAATTCGAGCCGTCGCAAGTTCTGTGTTCTTCTTTTTTTTCTTTTGTTTTCTTCTATTTGCCACTTTCTTCACCCTTCGTTTTTTAGTTTTCGGCATAGCTCTAATTATTTTATTTCGTTCATAAATTAATAAATGAACAAAATATACATTTATTAATGTTTTTTGTTCATTTATTAATTTATGAAATTTTGTTTTATTTATATAATAAAAACAAAGAAATGATTGAAGTATATAAAAACTTATATGGATATGATATAATAAATATAGGAATTTCAATTTATAGAGTGGTGTTTCCATACTAAATATAAAGCCTACTTCTTAACGGAAGGAGGTGAGAAGTATGGAACAAATGATAAATATTGTCATAGGTGCTATTTGCACAATATGTCTTGGTCTATTGACTAACTACATATCCGACAAATTAAAAAGCCACTCTAGTTCTAGGAAAACTAAGAGTGGCGTGGAACTTGAAATAAAAATCAAGTTCAAAATTACCAAAAATTAAAGTTTTGGAAACATCACTCTAGTGCAAATAGATTGAAGTTCCTTTTATATTTATATTATACTACAAAATATATAAAAATAAACAGTATATATTTAGTTATATTTTAATATATTTTTTTCTTATTATTTATAACTCTGCTTATAGTTGCTTTGCTCCAGCCTGTTTCATTCGATATGTAACTATAACTTTTACCTTCATTTTTTAATTTTCTTATTTTATTTATGTCTTTATCTGAAATTTGTTTCTGTTTCCCTTGAAACTTTATGTTTTTTCTTAAATTCTCATTTTCTATACTTAAAGAGTCAATGATCCTATTCTTTTCTTCCAGTTGTTTCTCATAATATGAAACCATTTGATTATATTCCTTAATATATTTTCCAGTCCAATTATAATCATCCTTCTTTAGTTTCTTAAGCAATGTAACACCTACTTTCATAGTTTAATATACATAAGAAACATTTCTATATAAGAAACATCTAATCCTTTTGGTTAAGTTGTTTTACTCTACTCGGATTTTTAAGTTTTCAAAAAAACATATATATGATATATTAAAAGAGACATTTTTTACAATTAATTTTTACAATAAAAAGGCATATGATTAATTTCATATGCCTTTTTATTATCTATTAAATTATTTCAAAGTTCCTACAATATATAATTGCATCTTTGGATAAACATAAGACTTTACAATCTTTATTACATTCTTGGCAAGTCTTAGATACAAATAAGTTATCTAAAACTTCCTCAAAATATAATTGCTCCCTTTCTAATTTTGCTATTGAATTTATGTATTTGGTTGTCATTTATATTCCTCCATTGATTTTTTAAATCAAATGGTGTATACTAATAGTTGCGAATTATGGGGCATACACCATTTGGTTATGTCTCTTTTTAACTATTGTTTGTGAGGTTATTTAAATTCCTTTTATTTTAATATAATTATATTGTCTTAAGTCAGTAGAGTAGCATAGTACCTACTGACTTTTTACTTTTATTTTTATTATTCGGGCATATCATCTTCCAGTTCATCTAACTTCTTAGTCAATGGATCTATTTGTTTTTCAACAAACTTTTTATTATCATCAACGGTAATTTCAGATTTGCCTGATTGTCCTTTTAATCCTCTATATTCAGCTACTAAATATTCAATAGCTGTGTTACGGCTTGATATGCCTTGACTTTTTTGTATATTCTCTATTTCATCCCATACAAAATCTTCCACATGTATTGTACTTGATTTTTTAGCCAAATTTTATACCTCCTAGAATTTTATCTTTGCAACTTCAAATAATCCTTTAGCAGTAGCTAATTGTGCATCTTCAACTCTTTTGAACTCTTCATCGAACTCTAAATTTATAGATGTTCCTCCTGCAACATATATATCCATTTCTGATTTATTTATCCAAATATCTTCTATTCTTTGAGCTAAATTTTCAGAACCTAATAAATAAGCCTTTGCCTTTAAATCATCGTAGTCATTAGATGTATCTATTTCATTAACATCCTTCATTATATCGTTATTTCTTAATGAATCTTGCACAGTAGTTAATAATGTTCTGTTACCAAATTCAATTGTATTTGACATCTTATCATTAAATGTAAACCCTTTGTCAAAATAAGATAATTCTGTAGTTCTAAATCCAACTGAAACTAATCCAACAGGTTTATCCTCATTTATTTTACCACCTATAGCATGTATTAAAGCTGCATCACCTTCTCTAAGTATAGAAATATTATTTATATAAACTTCCTTAGTTGATCCACTTATTTTATTTTTAACCTTTATAGTTTTACCTTTATATGTTTCTATAACTTCTTTTAAAACTGATTTTCTATAGTTTTTATAAGGTACTCCTAACATAACATCAACTTTATCTTTTACAGCTATCTCACTAAGTGCTGCTGCAAATAATACTTCTACAGTATGACTTGTTTTACTATCTCTTGAATTTCTTACTGGTACTTGTGATTCTTTCTCAGCTAATAATCCAATAAAGTAATTTTCATTTTTGTATTCTATGTAGATAGGTTTCTCACTTTCTTTATTCATGTATTCAGATAGATCTATATCTCTACCTTCTCCAATTACTGATTTAAAAACTGCAACATGTTCAATGTTATTTTCTTCAGAGTATGCCTTAACATAACCTCTCCCAAAGTCTAGTCCAATTTTTTGAATATTTTCCATTTTAATATATACCTCCGTTGATATATTGTTGAGTTCTTGTTAACCCTAAAATAATTGTATAATATTTTAGTTAAGATGTCAACAATACATTAACTATTTCTTTATCCTATCGTTGATATATTGTTGAGTTCTTGTTAACTCTAAAATAATTGTATAATATTTTAGTTAAGATATCAACAATATATTAACTATTCCTTTATTTCATCGTTGATATATTGTTGAGTTCTTGTTAACTCTAAAATAATTGTATAATATTTTAGTTAAGATATCAACAAT